CTGTTAGCATCAGTAGCGGTAAGAAACTGTAAACTAGCGTTTGTATTCTGATATACTAGTTGAGAGAAGGTTTTAAAGTCTACTCCTATTACTTCCTGAATACTTTTATAAGTATTAGTCGCAGTATGGCTAGAGACATCTTCTCCGTTCCTAAGAAACTTCACTTTAATACTAGATTTGCGTTGAATTACTACTTCGTACGAATCATCATCCTTAGTAAAAGACAATGATATATTGTATCCGTCATTAACATAACGGTTTGGAATGTCTGCTTTTTTAATGCCTTTAGAGTTCTTGTTAAATAAGGCTTCTTCAATGATTAATGGTATGGAAGACTTTCCCATACCGTTAGTACCAATAATTTGTGTTACTGTAGTATTATTGAGGTGAAGCTCATTACCAGAACCATAGCTAAAGCAATTATCCCATTTCAGAATTTGTAACGTAATCATTATAAGTTCCTAATATGTCTGGTATTTTATCTGTTGAAATCTCTAATATATATGATAGATACTCTACTAATTCTTCCTCAATAGTCATATCTTTATCTATAATTAAAGCTGCCTCTGATTTTCGTACTATTACTTTCTTATCAAGAAGTTCAGTATTCTTAATGCCTGCTAAATCCTGTATGTCACCTTGGATCTCATAGATAGTATGATCGAAATCAGTGGCTACCATGTCTGAAGGGTCTGATACTGTCTTTCTGATAAGTTGGGGGAGTCTAAACTCTTCCCAAAACCAGCTCCAATCTGACTCGCTAATCAATAGATATCCTGTTTTTACTTTAGCTCTATGAAAAGATGTGGTCATTGGACTGCCTGGATATATGATATTCCCCTGTGTATTACTATGTGAGTGCAAGTCTCCTGCAAACACTACAGGGAAGTTTTCTAATAAACTTAAATCTATCTCTGGTTTTACATGAGGCGGAATCTCTCCGCGCACATGAGTAAACAAAGGCTTACTACTATCAAAATGATCTATACTGCCTTTACGATGTAATGAAGCATAGGGTAAAATACCATACCCTAAGTCTTCGTCAATATAAGGAATATCCACTATATTGATAAGAGGGTTTATATCTCTAGACACCTGTTTTAGCTGAGTGAAGAATGTTTTATTCTTCTTTGTAGCTTCGTGGTTTCCGTCATATATAATAGTTGGAATACGTACTTTTCTAATGAAAGAAAAATATAGTTCTAACTCCTCCATATTTGGTAAGCGATCAAAGAGATCGCCCCCAATTATGTGCATATTACATTCGTTTTCTAACTCGTAAATTTGTTCAAAGAACATCTGATAACGGTTAAGAGCCCATTTAACTGGAACGTTCTTCTGTCCCAGTTTTAAGTGCCAGTCTGCCGTAAACAGAATCATGATACATTGAACTCTGCTTCGAGTGTTTCGTCGTCGTTATCTTTCCCTGCATTACGCAGTCTGTCAAGAAGCTCTTTTTGAGCGTCTGGAGTTGGGCGAGGCATGACTTCATCCATAGACTTCATGTCAGAAAGAAGGTCTAGCTCTTCTTGATCGAGAGCACGTGGCTTGCACTTCAATGCTTGTAGTTGGTACTCAACATTGTAAGGAAGTGGGCCTGTCTTAACTCGCTTGAAGCAAATGTCCCAACCTGTAGTAGTATCTGTAGGATCGCCTAAGTCTTCTGCTGCAGTAATGATTTGCTCCCACAGCTTCTTCTTTAGATTTGCTACTTTCAACTTACCATCTTTAGGGTCGATAACTTGACAAGCATAGCTCCAACCACATTTAAGGTCGGGGAAGTACTCTCTAACCCAGTCTTGTTCTTTATTAGTAAAGCGTTCAGCATCTCTATCAAAAGATAGGCATTCTAAAGGAATGTTCTTGCCGTTTTCGCCTTCAATCCAGTATACATATCGAGCTAGAATGTCGCCTACTACACGCATCTTATTGTCGCCATCTTTATACTGAAGAGTATTGATTGATGATTTCTGAGCGGAACCTTTTTGTTTGTTAAATGATATTGCCATTAGTGTTTATTCTCCGGTGTGACTTCTTCATATAGAAAATGGATACCATCCTCCTCTATTCTGAGTAGTCTATTGTTTATTATACGATCATGGTCTACTGGTAAATGCAGTAGATCTAGGGTTACTTTTTGTGATACTAAATATTCTGGTAAGCTTCTCAAAGAAGCTAATGCATAATATACTGCTATATCCGCTGTTGGGTATCTAAAAGCATTGTACACAAGGACGTCGGGATGTACCAGAAAACTGGTTCCACTGTAGTCTTTTTGCGAATACTGATAAATACGGTCATATTTGTTTCTAGGGATTTGCTTTTTAATTAACATTTCCATGATCAAATTACAGCGAGAGATGTTGCCATCTACTGAGTCGTATACCTTCTTCCAGTCAAAGTAGAACATTATTATACTCTAAAATTAGATAATTGTCAAGAACTATTTTTTTAAAGGTATTTCATGTCCCAACCCTGTTTGATATAGAAACCTGCCCTATTGGAAGCCTGCTTTCTAGCAGTATTACCTTTTAGGTGTATATCTATAACGACTGGGTCAATCTTACCTTCTCGTTTTCTTATTACTCGTCCCACTAACTGTGTCAGAAGTGGTTCGTTGTTTATAGGAGTAGCTAGTATTAAACAGCTTAAAGTATCTACGGATATACCTTCTGAAAATATTGCTTGAGTCCCGTACAGTACGTTCTTGTCGCCTGTTAGGATTTCCTCCACTAAGTCTTCTCTGTCTTCATGGGATACTTCTCCCGTCACACATACTGCCTTGTCACCTGTTAATTCCGCACAGGCTTTTAGAAAGGCTACTCGGTCGCTTACTACTAGTACTTTGTGGCCTTTAGCTGCCATAGCTGCGGCTAGTAGTGCTACTGTATGTCTGTATTCTTCATTATTTGATAAGTTGGTAACTCTATTAGCCCAAGGTATTCTAGCTCCGTCCATAAACCGAATGTCAGAGTTAACTATATTTATAGTAGGTGTCATATAGTTCTCTCTTGGTGGCTGAAATAGAGTATTACCAAAGTAGTCTCTAAATACTACATGCTTCCCATCCTTTCTCTCGATAGTACCTGATAAGCCTATCTTATATCTACAGTAATTTGTATCAAGTATTTTGGAAAAGGTCGGACTACTAACATGGTGCATCTCATCAAGTATGATAGTGCCAAACTCCTTACGAATCTTGTCTAAGTTTCGGTAAAGAGTTTGGGTATTACCTATTACGATAGGAGCATCAAGTTCAAATCTACCACTGCCTATGATGCCAGGTTCAAAACCAAACACTTTTTTTACTTCTTTTGCCCACTGATTACGCAGAGGGACAGTATGGGTAACAACAAGTGTTTTTTGACCTAACTTACCGGCTATTGCAAGACCTGTAAAAGTCTTACCCCAACTGACCCAAGCGTTAATTATAGCATTATCCTCGATATCGTCATAAACCTTCTTTTGGCTTTCTCGTAGTTCAAACTTAAACTCAGGAAAGTCTTCAGGCTTTGTAACACGTTTATCGATTATAGTGTAGTTTGATGGTATTAAATCCAATCGCCCTACGGGTAGTGAAATCAAGCCATTTTTGATAAGTCCCATATTCTTAATCACCTGAGGTGGGTCTAGTGGATTATGGGTAGGAATCGCATATGTTAGCTCCGCATCAATATCTCGTTGGAGTTCGGGAGTACAATTCATGTAGATTCTGTTACTTATCACTGCTTTCATAGTTTTAATTGATTCTTTGCTATAATATAAGATTTAACGAAGTTGGATCTGACTATGTCTTCTACCTGAAACTCTATCAAGTCGAATAAGTCCATACGTTCAAGTACACGAATAAAATCCTCTAGTCCGTTCTGTTTTAGGTCTGCTTGTCTAAAGTCTCCACAAAATATAACTCTACAATTCTCACCCATACGAGTGATAATAGAATCTAATTCGTGGAAAGACATGTTTTGGCACTCGTCTATAATGATAACTGCGTCCCTTAGTGTGATACCTCTAATAAAAGATGTTGTCATAAAATGAACTAACCCCTTTTGCTTTAGTATTTCATAAGCGTCTCCCCTACCAAATAGGTCTATGCTAATATCTTTATAAGGCTCTTCGTAAACAGAGCTTTTTTCTTTCTCAGTTCCAGGTAAAAAACCAATGTCGCGTGTAGGAACAGCACTTCTAATAATAACAAGCTGATTTGCTTCTTGTTTTACCATGTCATCATATGCTAGATAACAAGATATAAAAGTTTTTCCCGTACCCGCTAACCCGTGAAGCACTAAATGCTTGTTGGATTCAAATGCTTTTAACTGGTTCTTTGTCAAAGGCTCTATTTCTCTTAGCTCTAGTCCAGAGCCATTTAGGTTCTTTTTTCGTTTAGCCATATCATACTTTTCTTTTTACATCTTTGAGTTTCGTTTCCGAATACTCGTAAAGCATCCAAGGTATACCCTTTAAATGCAGTATCCCTGCCCACTTATATTCCAAAGAGGGAGGGCGTGGAACAGTAAAAGGCACACGGTAGCCCCAAACTGTTATAAGTGAAGCACTCTTTTTGTGAACCACTTTCTTTATTTTCAAGTACTTTAGAGTCAAAAACTTAGTCTTTTCATATATAAAAGGCATTCCGTTTGAATCTATAAAGAATCTAGTATCTTGTTTTAGTATGCCTACATGTGTTGTTATAGCTTTCTTTAAAGGGTAAAGAGTTGGGTAAGAAGTCTGCATTCTACGAATACCTAAAGTCTTACCCGTTTGATTAGTGTCGTCTACACACATATTGTCTAAGAATAAAAGTCCGTCAGCCAAGTCCCAGTTATCTGTGTATATTAGATAAACTGGAAAGGCTACTTTATGCAAAGATCTATACGTTATCAGCACGTAATACTTGCCCTAAAATTTGTTTGTCAGCAATATCCAAGTACTGCGGAGTATTAGTTACTATTAACATACCCCAGCCGCAATTAAAAGTAGCGTACATCTCTTTTAAAGTTAACTTTGTAATATCCTTAATCTCTTCCCAGTAAGGGTCTAAAGATACTTCAAGATGATAACTTAAACCCTCTAAAGCTCTGGGAAGATTGCCAGTAATCCCTCCGCCTGTGATGTGAGCACAAGACTTAATACAATCAATATTATTTAATATATCATCTACATATATCCGAGTAGGCGTTAAGAAGTCTTCTCTCATTACGCCTGTCTCTCTGATAGTAGTGAAACCATTACTATGCAAACCACTACTAGGAATACCTACGATAAAGTCTCCTGCACATACTGAAGGCGAAGGCATCTTCTTCTCTTGCACACCCATCATAAACCCTGCTAGATCAAACCAAGAAGGTTTTAAGAACATTGGGTTCAATTGGGCTGTCTCTCCTCCTACTAGCTCACATCTTGCAATTTCACAGCCTTTTAGTACTCCAGATAAAATACTCTTACTCTTTTCTAAGTCCAAAGACCCCGTAGCGTAATAATCTAAGAAGCTATGAGGCCTTCCTCCTGCACAGATAATATCATTAGCGCACATAGCCACTAAGTCTATACCTACAGTATCGAATTTGTCAAAGTGTTCTGCTAATAACAGTTTTGTGCCTACACCATCTGTTGAAAGAAGAATTGATTTACTACTACCGTCGATATTCACAGTAGCTGCATACCCAGACAAACCCAAATGTTCTGCTAACTTATTAGCTTTTACTTGATCAACCATATTGCTTCTCAAACTTACCACCGGAGTAGTCTTCGTGTATAATTTCAAAGTCACAACCTACGGGAACTCCTGGTATAGAAACCCCTCTATCTAGCTGTACAAACTTTGTTAGCTGTTCCATGTATTCATCAATCTCATCGTTCGGTACTTCTGCTAGAATAGAGTCATGCACTAAAGCAAAGATTCTTGCTTTCTTACTGTTGGCTTTAATCCAACTGCCCATGTCTATGGCACCAAGAAGGTTGATGTCAGAAGCAGCAGACTGCACCAAAAAATTAAGACCAGACCTAATGCTATGGCTCTGGATGCCTTTGTCTGTCGATGCGACATTTGGTAATCTCCTTTTTCTACCGAAGTAGCTGTATATAAACCCATTTTGTTTAATAAATTTCTTGTTATCTTCAATCCATTCTTTTAACTTAAAGAACTCGTTAAAGTAATCATCGATAACCTCTTGAGCTTCGTTTTTGCTAAAAGGTTTACCACTATCTTTAGTTACTTGCTCACTAATCTTATTAGCACCTGCACCATACATAATACCGAAGGTTACAGCTTTAGCTGCTTGTCTCTGCATACCGTATAGTTCAGCTACTTCACTAGCATCACATGACAGCTTAAAAACTTTCTTAGCAATCTGTGAGTGGAAGTTACCGCCTGCACGAAACACTTCAATCAAGGCTTTGTCTTCCGCTAGTACAGCCGCTACATACACTTCTGCAGTTGTTAAGTCCATCGCTACAATCTTATGTCCTGGAGCAGCTTTTATACAACCTTTTACAATAGGGTTGTCCCTAGGAAGTTGTTGCATATTAAGCTTACCAGAAGAGCTAAGCCGCCCACTAGTTGTGCTATGAAGGTTAAAGCCTGTACGAAGACGACTATCTTTATCCAACTGTGGTATGATTTTGTCCAAATAAGTATTTTTAATTTTAGACTTTTGTCTGATAGCAAGTATAAGTTCTGGGACGTCGGATTGCTCCGCCAGCTCTGCAAGAACCTCAGCGTCTGTTGAATTTGCTCCCGTGCCAGTCTTCTTTCCAGTAGGAGTGAGACCGATAAAGTCGAACAAAAGACTACGAAGCTGAACAGTGCTATTAGGATTGAAATCTTTTCCATTAATTTTCTCAAATTTACTAATTGCAGGATGCTTATATAATTCCACTACTGCTTCATCAATTTGATCCTGCATCAGAGCCTGCGATCTTACTAGTCTAGGGACATCGAAAGGTACACCATTATCTTGAACGTCAGTAAGAAACCTACATCCAGGAATAAGTATGTTATCGTATACCTTAGCTAATCTCTTGTTTTGTTTAATTTTCTTAAACTTTTCATACAGAAGGAAGGTACACGCAGCATCCATACCCGCGTAGAGCTTCATAATATCAAAGGGAATAAACCCCCAGTTGAACTCGCTTTTAAGAATGCCGTGTTCTTTACGATACCTATCAATCCAGTCGTACATAGGCTTCTCATAGTCACCATAGATTGTGTACTTCATAGCTAGCTGCTTCAGGCCATGAGTGCCTGGATTCTCATCAATGAGATAATGCAATAGCATTGTATCTTCAAACTGTGGAAACTTAAAGTTGAAATGATACTCAAAGAATGCGATATCGAATTTAGCATTATGAAACACTACTATCTTCTTATCAAACAGCTCTTGTAGTAGACGCTCTGATTCTTCGTCTAAACAGTCTGTATCTATGTAAGCACCACGATCTGCTTCATATGAAAGGCTCAACCCTAGCATATGCCCATCACGAGGCCACAAGGCTGTAGTCTCGGAGTCGAGCGCCACGTAAGGAAGAGGAGCATCAATAGCTGCTTGAAAGAAAGCATTAGCTTCCTCAGCATCTTGGATGCCCCAAGCATTGTGTGTAGTAATTACTGTGTCTTGCTTTCCACCAGTAATGTACTCTACTATGGATTGCTTACTGCTATCCCATGCGGGCTGTGCTTCGGGCTTGAATGCAAGCATTGCAGGGTTGATGATAGGCAGAAACTTATCTTCTACTAGCTTACCTGAGTACTCTGTGACAGAGTTAGTTTTAGTAAAATACTTAAGCGCATCACTACCTACTAGAATAACCCAGTCGTAGCTGTCTACGTCGATCTGTATATCACAGTCTCTTTTCAGTATTTTCTTAAGCGTTGAGTCGGAACAAAGTTGATACTGATCAAACTCAAACTCGTCATCAAACTCTTTCTTAAAATTCGTTCTACTTACTTTAGTTTCTACTAATGCAACTTTAGGCATATAATTTTCTCTTTAGTTTTTGTATGGTTGTTTCTGTCAGCCCTCCAGGGTCTTTGCCTTCAAGACAGACGTTTCTATGTGGTAAGCCTATTTGCTCACACATCTCTTGCACTCGCTCTGATGCGTGTTGTCCGGCATCATCTCCATCGAAGAAGATATCTATACCATCAACTCCTTGTATAGATAACATCCTCAACTTATCTTCATTAATGTTCTTTGTACCGAATGTACAAATTGCATTAGTTAAACCTTTGTCCTGTAGATTAAGCATATCATATATACCTTCTACTAGTATAATCTTACCTTGTATTGGCACTACTATAGGGAACAAAGGCATCTTCGCACCCGCAGGCGAGATCATATACTTAGGCGTTCCGCCTGTTGTATGACGACCGTTGAATGCTACTATTCTACCTGAGATATCTCTGATAGGAAAGTTAATACGTCCTATAAAGTCTGACTCTGAAGATTGAAATGCTTCAAACTTCCTGTAAGTTTCTGGTTTAATATCTCTCCAGTTTCCTACGTATGCCATGACATTGTTAGGAAAAGACAAACCAACCGACTCGGACCTTTTCTCTTTAATTTTACGTTTGAGTAGTTCTCGTCTGAGTTGTAATTGGTTTGCCTTTTGTCCAAAGTGCGTGAATACGTTACCTTTGTATTCACACGAAAAACACTGGTATATGCCAGTAATGTTGTCAATCCTCATGCTAGGGTTTCTATCAGCATGTTCTGGATTTAGACAACTAACCAAAAAGTCTGCACCTTTTGGTATAAAATGTATTTGTTTTGAAACTAGTAGTTCTTGTACATTCATCTACCTATTTCCTTTACATTTTTACGACTAATGACTTGGTAAGCGCCTTTATTATATGCAGGTGCTATTGTAAACTTTTTAGATTCTTCTACTTTATATGTAGTATCCGCAACGGGGGTATAAGCGCCCTTGGGACTAGCTGAGGGGTAGTAAGGAGTTTCTCGTACACAAGAATCTTCTACTACTAGCTCTTGGAACTTAGGAGTATATGATTTTGATTTAGGCAAAGCCTTGCGCTTTCTACCGTGGGTAGTGTGTCGTAAGCTGCCGAACGTAATTGCCATCTGTTGTTTCTCCTTCAAAGTATTGGTATATTATACGCAAGAGAAGCTAAAATGTCAAGAATTATTTTTAATTAGGATCGAACTTACTGCAGTTCTGTTGGTTTTTAATAGGTCGGAAGCATGGAGGCATGCAATGGTCGGGAGGGGCCAAAGGCCTCCACACTTCCTATAAATCGTTGATTTCCTCACCCGTCTTGTGGGTAGAGTCATCTCTTTCTTGAGGAGTCATAGCGCTATCGGGACCGATTTTTAAGGTCTCCCAATCTACTACTGAAGTGAAGGAGCGCATTGAAGCTGCTCTCATCTTTACGCAGTTAAAAGTCATACAAGCGTCCTCATGATCCCATGTTTCTAGTGTATACGCTGCATCTGCCGCATCGAGAATACCTTTAGCAAAGCGAGCTTCACCAGTAGCATCAGTTTGATACGGAGAAATTACAGTACAGTCATACTCTTGTGCCATTATTTTTAATGCTTTACTTACTTCTATTTGCTCTGTCCAGTCGTATTGACGACCTGGAAGAGAAGATCTCTTTACCTGATTAATATAATCTACTATGATAACACCAACATTCAAGTGCTTAACCTTTTTATCAAGCTCTGCTCGAATTTTAGCAAGTGTGAGGGAAGGATCATAGATAACATCTAACTGTTGAGTTGGCAACAACTCTCCTGTCTTCAGGTTACTATGAAACTTCTCAAAATCACGGTGTTTTTTATATTCATTCAGATGGTCTTGTCCAGACGTAAAGCGTTGTGCCCACCATGTAGCAACCTGCTCCCACTCAGTAACACTAAGATTCTTAGTACGCATTCGTGAGAAAGGGATTTCAGTGGCGATAGCACAGCATCTTTGTAAAATAGACCGGCTATCCATTTCAATAGTGAAATACATAGCCGATTTACCAGAGTCATAGACATTGTTTGCAATGTTTGCACATATAACAGACTTACCTGCCCCTCGTTTACCACCTAACATTACCAAATCTCTAGGAGAGAATTGGATGTCTAAGTCGTACTCCTCATTGAGGCCGAGCGGTATATATTTAGCTAAGTCTTCATCTGCCTCGAACAGGTCAATACGTTGCATACTTTCCTGGGGGTCTTCAAGATCAACCTTATCTTCAACGTCTAGGACGATTTGATGTAAGTGGTCTACAGACTCTTGTGCATTCTCGAAAGAGATAGAGTGTTCGACGTAATCTTCAAGTGAGTTCAGAATTTCTTTTTGAGTGTATTCGTTCTTCAAGTATTCGAGAAGTGAGTCCGCATCTATTTCTACCTCAAGGGCTTCCACAGCGTACAGCTTTTCTCTAGTACTTGAATCACGAATCTCAAACTTTAAATCATCAATTGTGGGCATTTTATGAAACGTCTCACAGTGCTTATCAATTATATTGTAAAGACTGTGGTACTCGCTAGGTAAGTAATGCTTGTGTGTAACGCTCCAGGTCTCAAAGTCCTGTAGTGTTAACACTTGCTTTATTAGAGCACTAGCAATGTTCAATGAAATTCTCCCGATTCATTTGATTTAAAAAATGAGGCAGACTCCTATACAGAAACCTACCTCGGTTAACTACTAAGTAGTTGGTTAATTAGCCAGCGGCTTTAGCAGATTTTGCAGCACCGTCATAGTCAGCAGCGCTGATACCACGACGAGTTAGCATAGTCTTAACACCGCGAGCAGTCTTACCAATTGACTCAGCAATTGCTTCAACAGTCATTCCGCCGATGTCGCTTAACTCAGCCAAAGGATCTGCTTTATTAGCACCTTTGGTAGTTTCTTGACGGGGAATAGCGTCGATATCTCCGGAACGCAGTAGGCTAAGAGCTTTGCCGCGAATAGAATTCACAGAACGATCTAGTTTAGCTGCGATGTCTTCAACGAAAGCGCCATCTTGTACCATAGATACAAAGACTTCCTCCTCGTCGGGAGCGTATGTACGAACAGACGCTACTTTAGGAGCGGGCTTAACATGTGAAGTTAGTTCCATTGACAGGATCTTACCCTGAATAGACTTAGCAGAGAAGGCACCATCTTCGAAAAGACCTGCGATTTCAGCATAAGTATATTCGCCGCTATTGTCAGAGACAAAAGCTGCAAGAGTGACTTCCTGTGAGTCAGAGAAAGCTCTGACAGCACCAGCAGAAGCCAGTTCTACATCAAAACCCATCTTTCGCAATTTGCTAGAGATAGATCGAGTAGAGGTGTCCAAGTTTACAGCAGCATCGGCTACAGTTGCTTGAGACACGGGGCTTTCGTTACCGACAAAAGCAGTAAGTTCAGCAGTTCTTTCTTCAGTCCATTTAGGTAGGGACATAGTTTTTTATTCTCCGGTTAGGTCTAAAATATTAGTTATAATTTGAACACCAGAGTCTCTGGCCTTCTTTGTTTTAGCAGACTCAATGCCGCTTTCGTTTATTAAGATCGTCACGTCCTTCGTCAAGCTAGGCTTAACGACATACCCTAGCTTTTGTAAAACTTTATGAGCTTCGGCTTTACTCTTATAAGAGGAGAGCTTACCGCTTATGCAAACAACGCCTTGGGTAGTGGCGACTGCTTGAGGCTTCTCAAACTTAAAACTAAACGGCAAATTAGAGTAAAAATAAAATTCTTCGTTTAGCCACTCACATAGGCTAAGGGAGGACTTCTCTCCTAAACCTGCTTCTCGACACATATCGTAGTCTAGTTCTTTTATATCTGTGCAGACTTTGGACAGTTTCTCAGAGGCAGTTTTACCTATTAGTGGAATGCTAAAAGCCGGTAGTAACACATTCAAAGGAGCACTGGTAGATCGCTCTATCTCTAGATACAGCTTCTCTGCTAACTTTACACTTGATAATCTCTCTGTCAAGTCTTCAAGAGAAAGAGCGTACAAGTCTTCTATAGACTCTAGCCCTAGCTTTTGAACACTCATCGGACCTAAGCCTTTGATCTTCAAGGTAGTTGCAAAATGCTCTATTAACTTGGATACCTTAGCACCACAAGCTGTGTTTCTGCAAAAAAGAAGGTGATTGACCAGATCTAAGACCGAACTGCATGATGGGCAGTTTGTTGGAGCTTCGATTCTGGTCATTCTTGTTCCTCTCATTTTGAATAGTTATTATAGTATAGTTTAGGTTATTTGTCAAGATCTATTTTTCGTAAGGTAGCAATCAATCTATGCGTCTCACAACGCGAGGTATGATCTCTCCCGAACGTATAACTTCTACTTGACAGCCTATTTCTAGATTCAAGTCTTCTATGTACTCGATATTATGTAGTGTAGCCCTAGCTACTTCTGCTCCGCCTATGTTAACTGGAGTTAGTATAGCTACAGGGCTAACTACGCCGCTCTTACCTACTTGCCATACGACATCTTCAAGAGTAGTTTCCACACCTTGCTTTTGTTCCTTGAGAGCAAAAGCACCTCGGGGATGCTTAGAAGTATGCCCTAGATTATCGTAATCTTCATTTGATTTGAGGCGATACACTATTCCATCTGTAGGGTAGTCAGTTGCATCGAAGCGATCCACGACATTAAAGCCAGATTTATGCAATAACTCAAGAGAGCAAGCATAGTTATCAGCTAAGTGAGGTGTAGCATCGTATGCAACAAATACCAAGGGTCGAGTCTTAAACTCTTCCAGCCCCTTGAGGCCAAGAGACCCCGAAGCGAAATTACGAGAGTTAGGTACACTACTTGGAGCTACTACCTCGCCTGTTATCTGAACCAGAGAGAGCGTAGAAATCTGAGTAGGAACTAGCTCTGCCATCTTACTAGTAATATCTCTGCCTTGAATACCGTCTCCGCGAGTGAGAGCTAGTTCAAGGTTTCCACCTACATATAACAAAGATACAGCGGCTCCGTCTAATTTAAGAGTACTCACGCAGGAATTAATAGCAAGAGGAGCAGCTAGAACATCAAAGCACTTCTGTAAGGAATACATTTGATATGCGTGAGCTACTGCATCAGTAACCTCATACCCAACCTTATTGTAGTTATGCTTATCTGCTAGACGATCGAACTCCTCATCTGAAAGGAGAGGATTGCCTTCGTAGTATAACTGACTTGCTCTATCTAAAAACTTCTGCATGTTTAAATCCTAAATTTGAAAAGATATTATACGCAATTTAAGCTATATTGTCAAGAACTATTTATACAGATCTCCAATTAGTTCTGAAAAGTGTTCCTCCACAGTACTTTTAGATTCTGCTAGAGAAAGTATTTCTGTCAGACCCATGAATAACTCACTAGAATTGGTCAAGTCCAAGGGCATTGCTATACCTTCTGGTGTAGGCTGCCATTCTTCGTCAAAGTCAAGGTAGTACTTACGCAAGTGCAGGTACTCTATGCCTCGGAAGGTGTTAATGGTTAGCCTAACTTGAATCTCTTTTACTGTATCATAATGTATTACACGGGAGTAAGCCTCTGGGGCTTGGTGCAAGTCCATTAAGATCGCCTATCATTTTTTAAGATGGAGGCTAGAGGAAGTACGCTTACTACATTTGCAGGGCGTAATAACCTGTAAGAGTCGGTGTCCCAACAGAAAAAGATAAGAGTGTCCTCTGTCTCTTTTGCCCGGTTCTTTTTACCTTGTATATAAGGAGGGCTGAAGTCTAAAGTACAGACGTTGTACTTTAGTTTTTTGGAACGCTCGCTTCTATAGGTTATAATAGCGTCCCCATAGTTATGCACTAGACGTGCCAGTTCTTGCTTTTTCACTATAGATATCCTTTGTGTAATGTTAGCAATATTCATTGCTGAACTTAATACTTTAAAGGCGTAAAAAAGCCCTGCTAAGTTGCCTTAGCAGGGTACGTGTTACTAGTCTTCGTTTGAGAGCAGTGTGGTAAAGTATTGTGCTGCTTTACCTGTGAGCTTAGAGATGATCTCTTCGTCTACTGACTTACCTGCGTCGCTAATAGCTGCGGTCAAGGCTTCTTGAGCTGCTGCTTTAGATACACGAGTACCGGTAGCTTTAGCTCCGTCACTAGATTTAGCTGCGGCAGTCTTTTTAACGTAGACTCCTGCTTTGGTAAGGATCATACGAACACCGTTTGGTGACTCGTCAATTTCTTCTGCAATTTCTTTTACAATTTCCATACTTGTTTCAGGAGTTGGGTCTCTTTCTTCGTACATAGTTACTGCTTCTGCTTTTTTCTCGTCTGTCCAAGCCATTTTTTTCTTCCTTTTGTTTGTTTTGAGTCCAGGGCAACTGCCCGTTTTTTCTATCTGTTGCTGGTAGAACCGATCTCCCAACTTACTTCAACCTATTGCGGTAGTAGCTTGTACATTCGTACATGCTAGTTGCAATACCGTCTTCAACTTCTTGTTCACACTTCTGCGTCAGTTGTTTATTGCTAGCTGAGCCAATAATCAAAGCGATTACTATAAATGCCCACATTGTTTTTCTCCTAAATTTGAAAAGATATTATACGGGAGAAACTACCATCTTGTCAAGAACTTTTTTTATGATGCTTAGTACTATTTATAAAATAAATGATTATCTATTGTTACAGTTCTGGACAGACTATCCGCCCAATAGGGGTACACACTATCTGCGTGATAGTGTGTTGCCCCTTCGGTTACGTCGTACAGCCTAAAATGTTTGGTTTGCTCCACATAAGTGGCGGCAATATTTAGAGACTCTATCCACGTTGCAGTATCATAGGGTGTGTCCGGCTTTCCATCGCAATACCAGCTAAACTGACACTTGTGTAGGACAGGGACTGTATTGCCTTTCCAGTTTATGCGCTCCTGTGCTTGGTATACCACACCGCATATAGTATTAGGATATTCCTCCATATCTACTCTGTTGAGAACAACGTCAGCTACAGCCATCTTACCTACAATAGGTTGGTTCCCTGCCTCAAAGTATATATTCTTTGCTAGACATAGTATATCTTCAGAAACTTCAGGGGAAGCTGCTGTATCCGCACTGAGTATTGCAAGTGCAAGTATTAATGCCTTCTTCATAGAGAGTGCTTCAATTTATAGTCTTTTACTGCTGCTTTAATTGCATCTTCTGCTAGTACAGAACAGTGTATCTTAACTGGCGGTAGACATAATTCTTCTGCTATTTCAGTATTCTTTATTGATGCAGCTTCGTCTAACGTTCGCCCCTTAACCCACTCTGTTAAAAGAGAGCTGGATGCTATAGCCGATCCGCACCCGTAGGTCTTGAATTTTGCATTAGTAATGATCCCCTCATCTACTTGTATCTGGAGTCTCATAACATCGCCACAGGCCGGAGCACCAACCATACCTGTACCTACGTCGGTAGCGGCTTCATCGAGCCTGCCTACATTACGTGGATTTTCATAGTGATCTAATACTTCTTTACTGTATGCCATGTT